TATATCTCCAAGAGATTTTGATGATACACTAACACCAGTTGGCAATCCAACTGAATTTGTTCTGACGAACGATAAATTAAAACGATTTGGAACTTTTAAATAACGTGCTCCTGTAGTTGATCCTGCTCCTCCAGCTGGAGCTGGCAGGGCAGCAGCACCTGTTGCAGGTCCCCCATCAAAAGATGGCAACATACCTTTCTTGAAGAATTTGATTATATTTTTAATTTCCAATGCTTCTGTTGCATTTCTTGCTACTAATTTAAATGAGAAGTTATGTTCTCTGAAACTTACTCCCTCAAAAACCTGTTCAGTATATGGATTGAATACTAAACCAGTTCCAACAGCACTTGCAGCACCTGCACTGACGCTTCCACCAATACCTAGTAAATTATTAACACCTGATATACCACTTGCAATTGTTCCAAATAGTGCTTCTGGTGTTGCCGCATTAGCAGCATCTTGTAAACTTTTGACTATCTCTTCTTTACTCGTCGATTGTAAATTTTTTACTGCTTCGATGCCGAGTGCCCCAAATGCAACTGGATTATAATTTGCCCCGTAAGCAGCACTTACACTTGGTGGTACGTAAAGATAGCATTCATTTAAATTAGTTGTAGATGTTTTTGCTCCTGTGGAAGAGATGCCTCCGCCTCCCTTGTAATCAACGCTAAATTCTTGAAATTTTATATAATCCATACTTCCTGTTGGGAATTCACCACCTTCCGACATTAATCCACCACCTAACCCATCTGCTTTACTAGTAGGGTTAGGGGCAACTTTTGGATATACAAGTGTAGTGGTCGCTGGCATGTATGTTTAAACCTTTAGTTCGTTTTCTGTAAGTATAATAAATTCCCATAGATGATCATTACAAAATTCTTGTGCTGCCTTCCATTTTGCCTGATTTACAGCATATGTCACTACTTCATTAATATATTTTTTGGTTTTTCTAGATTGAACTTTTGGACCATTAACTTGATATTGTGGTTTAACCTCTACCAAGTATTTTTTTGTTTCTCCAGTTTTATTTTTTACTTTGATGTAAAAATCTGGAAAGTATCTGTGTTTTTTGCCATCAACAGGAGATATGTATGGTATAAAAATTTCTTCGCTTCCCCATTCTAAAATACTATCATTATTATCACAGTATATCATGAATTTTAATTCCCAAGAAGAACGATATATAATATTTTTTGGATCTCCTTTGTATTTTTGAGATTTTTTCGGATTAAATCGTCCTCTATAGTTCATAAATATATTTAGATTACCAACCCACTAATATTTATAGTAATGCCATTAGCCTTTACTCCTTTATCGGGTCCTAATAGTTATCAAGGAATGTTGTCTTTGCTATCTCGCGCAGAGCCAGCAGCATCAAACCTTTATTGGGTTCGATTTCGAACACCTCCAGCAATTTTTGCTGGTGTATATCCAGACGGCGTTGATGCATTCAATAATGGTATTACTACTGGTCCTGGAGTAGATAATGCTAGACTATTAACTTATTATGCTACAGATGTTACTGTTCCTAGTAGACAATTAACAACAGGTGATGCAAAAACAGTCGGTGCCATGTATAGATATGCCACAGGAACAACATTTAGTGAAATTAGTATTTCTTTCATTGTACCTAGAACTATGTTCACCAGGATGTTTTTTGAAAGATGGATGAATTATACATCAAATGACTCTACACAAATAGTTCAGTATTATGATAATTATATCTGTTCACACTTAGATATATTTAAGTATGAAAGAGGAGGAATGACACCAGTGCCAACTGATTGGACATCATTTTCTTCTGTATTATCTCCAACTGTTAAAGCAGCAGGTGCAAATCAATATAGTTCGACAGCTGTTAAATTTAACAGATGCTCTGGAGTTTGGTGTCTAAAAAATGTGTTCCCATTCAATATTAGTAGTATTAACTTAAATGCTGGTCCAAGAGCATTATTACAAATGGAAGTATCTTTTTACTATGAACGATATAGATTCTATACTCCGCCAAACCCAACATCAGGCGATATAAACATTCCTGTTACTGCTGGTGGTGCAGCGTCTAGTTCTGCTGCTTCGGGAATTGCAGCTGCAACTGCAGCAGGAGTTGGAGTAGGTGGTTCAACTCCAACCGTTCTTGCCTCAGGTGGTTCCGTCGGATTCATCTAATACCTTGCTAAATAATTCTAACTGAACTTCATTATTGGAGATATTATGCCTTTACCTAAATTAGTGGTTCCTGAATATGAACTGGAATTGCCTTCAACAAAAGAAACTGTAAAATATAGACCATTTTTGGTCAAAGAAGAAAAACTTCTTCTCGTTGCCATGGAAATGGGTGGAGAGAAAGAGATGATTAGTACTGTGAAAACAATTATCAAAAATTGTACTAATATTAAAGGAAGAATTGACGATCTATCTACATTTGATATTGAATATCTATTCCTGAAGATTCGCGCAAAATCTGTTGGAGAAGTGTCAAAAGTTCTTATTACATGTCCTGATGATGGAGAAACACAAGTTCCAGTTGAAATTCCTCTAGAAGAAGTTGAAATCATTTGGCCAGAGAATACATCAACTAAAATCGATTTGTCTGATAGCGTTGGTGTTGTTATGAAATATCCAACTATTGATACATTTGTAAAATTAAACTTTACTGGCAATAATATTACTGTTGATAATGTCTTTGAACTTGCCACAACTTGTATTAATCAAATTTATGAAGGTGAAGATGTGTATGAAGCAAAAAATTATACTAAAAAAGAACTATCTGACTTTCTAGAGAGTATGAAAAGTGATCAGTTCTTGAAAATTCAAGACTTCTTCTCTAATATGCCAAAACTAGAATATGACATTGAAGTTGAAAACCCCAATACTGGAGTTAAGAGTACAGTTAAGTTAGAAGGTCTCGGAGCTTTTTTCGAGTAGCCCTTCTTCATACAACTCTAGGGAATCATCTAGAGACTAATTTTGCCTTGATGCATCACCACAAATGGTCGTTATCTGATTTAGAAAATCTTGTTCCGTGGGAAAAAGATGTATATGTTGATATGTTGATTGGTCATTTGAAGAAGGAAGAGCAAAGATATAAGCAACAGCAGAATCAAGCACAAGGTAGAAGTAGTCTCTAATGGCAACATATAGCAGCAAAGTCAAACCATTTAGTTTCGTAAATCCTGGGTTGATTAAGACACCAAGATTTGCAATGGCGACTGCTATTAAAAAATCTGTAGGAAAAGATAATAAAACGGATGTTTCTTCTCCTCCTCCCTCTCAGACAACGGTCGTCGTTGCTAAAAGATCATTACTAGGATTGAATAGATTAGGTGGATCTATCTATTCTCTTGGTCTTGTTCAACAGCAGATACGAGATACAATAGTATCTGAGTTTGCTATTGGAGAATCTAAAAAGAAATTTTTTAAAAGAAAAGAGCAATATTTAAGAGATCAAGCATCAGAAAAAGCAACTGAGAGTCAACAACCAAAGATTGTTGAAGAAGAGGAAGTAAAAGAAAAGGGCAAAAAAGAACTTAGTTGGTTAGAAAAATTATTTGAACCATTTAAAGGTATCATAGAATTTGCTTTACGTGCATTTATATCTCAAGCTCTTTTACGATGGATAGCAGATCCTAAAAATGGAGAGAGGTTAGGAAAAATTGTTGATGGTCTCACCAAGTATTTTGGATTTGTATTTGGTGTTGTTCAGTGGTCTGTAGATCAATTTCTGACTGGAGTTTCTAGTGTATTTGGAGATGGATCTAAGACAGGATTAGCTAGATTTGCTGAAGTATTGGGTGGATTAGGTCAAATAATTTTAGGTATCGCTGGATTAAAAGCAGCAATGTACCTGTTGAATCCATTTGCTTTGGTTGGTGATGTTCTTGGACTTGTTGGTAATTTATTCAATAAGAAACCTCCAGCAGCAACTCCAGGTGCACCACCAACTCCAGGTCCAGGCGGAGCACCAACTCCAGCTGCTAAACCAAGGGCAGCAGTACAAAAAATTGCAGCTGAATATGGTGATGATGCTGCAAAGTATTATGATGATTTAATTTCACGAGGAAAAAATCCAGTACAAGCACTTACTGCTGTAAGGAGTAGGTTTAAAAAACTTCCAGTAAAACCAAAGGGTCCTCTTGGTCAATTTGGTGATTTAATGGAGACTTGGAAGAAGAAAGCGGCAGGTGGACTGGATAACCTGAAGTCTGGTGTCATGAAGGGATGGGATAATGTCAAGATGCTCGGCGGTAGTCTTACCAAAGGCATTAGACAGAAACTGGCAGCATCCAAAAAATGGTTTGAAAAAGGAGTCAGCGAAAAATTATCAAAGATTGCTAAGAGTGCGTATGATCTTCTTGAGAAGAAGGGAATAATATCTACTGCAAAAAAGGTAGGTCAAAAAGCTAAAAATGCTATTACAAAAATACCTGGTTATGATAAAGTAATGAAAAAAGTCGCCCAAGAAGGTGGCGAGAAAATGCTTGGTAAGATTGGTGGAAAAGCAATTCCAATTATCGGTGGACTAGTAAACCTTTATTTTGCTTATGATAGATTAAGGAATGGCGATAAGTCTGGTGCTGCTCTCGAAGCGTTATCTGCTATTCTAGATCTATCTGGACTATTTGGATTTGCTCCTGGTCCAATGATCTCTCTGGGATTGGATGCATATCTATTTGGTAGAGACTTCTTCCCAGATGTAGTTAAGAAAGAAAACGAATTTCTTGACAAGATTATTGGTGGAGTCATGTCTCCACTCAAGTCTATCCAGGATTCACTGCCAAAGGTTCCTTTTCTTAATGATGGTGGTATAATCACAAAACCCACTATTGCAGTGTTGGGTGAGAGACAACCAGAAGCACTTATTCCTCTTCAGCAAGTAAACAATTCTGCTGATGGTATTGCTCAGACTTTAGTATCTGCTATTGAAGGTTCGTTAAGATCAATGGGCGCTTCAGGAGAACTTGCTAGACAAGTATTGTCTGGTGATCTCCAAAACGTTAAAACGGCTTTTAATATTAAGTCAGTCAGTGCTGCAACACCAGGAGAGACATTAGGTAAAAGTGTTGTCAAAGTTAAAGATAAAAAATCTGATAATGATGTTGATGCAGTAGTAGCACAATTAATTGGTACTGATAAGCCTAATACAACTGGCACTGCCAGAATGGATAACATGAGAGCTGCATTAGCAAATATTGTTGTTGCACTATCAGATGCTGCTAATAAAAAGGTAAAAGGAGGAGGTGGCAATAAGGGATCTTCTGGTAGCAGTGGTAGTAATAATAGTGGTGGCGAGAATGATGATACAGATATGAGTGATCTGCCAGTGATTAAACCTGGACCCATGCACTCTAAGGGTGCTCAATTTGCAAAGCAACTGATGTCGAAGTTAGGCATCAAAGACTATCAAGCTGCTGGTATTGTTGGCAACCTGATACAAGAAAGTGCTCTTGTACCAGATAGAGTACAAAATCATCCACCATCAAAGGGTGGCACTCTAAAACTTGATGGAAAAACTGGATATTCTTACCCACAGTGGACAGAGCCAAGCAGGCAGAAAAATTTTGCCAAGTATATGGAGAAGAAGGGGTTTGATTGGAAAACAAAAAATGCTACGCACCAAATGGCATTTGGATTCTTAGTAGAGGAATTCAAAACTTATCAGTCTCATGTGTTTGATAATACAAAAAATGCTGCAGCAGCATCAAACTGGGTTCTTAAAAACTATGAAAAACCAGCCGATCAGGGTCCAGAAGAACAAAGAGAGAGAGCAGCAGATTCAAACGCAGTATTAGCAAAGATGGCTGGCGGCGGTTCAGTCATGGCATGGAATAGAAAAAACGCGCCTCCTGGTGAATCATTTGATATCATTGAAGCAAAGGATCCCCCAGAGGGAGGATGGAAAAAGTTTGCCGCAGGAGGTAAGTTCAAAAACGGTAAGTTGCCAGACAGTGAATTAGAAAGTATTGGTAATGGTCATAAGTTGCACAAAAGTGTTGCTAAACAGTTTAGAGCAATGATGGAGGCTGCTAAAGGTGATGGTCATGCTTTAGGATCTGGATTTAGAATTAATTCATCTTATCGATCATATGAAAGACAAGCTCAATTATATAAAGAGTTGGGTCCTGGAACTGCGGCAAGAGCAGGAACTTCAAATCATGGTTTTGGACTTGCGGTTGACTTGTGGTTTACTAATGGAGCGTTTAAGTGGTTAAAGAAAAATGGACCAAAATTTGGATTTGACCAAATACCACATTTTAGAACCAATAATCCAGATGGACATGAAGCATGGCACTGGGAGAATGTTTCTGGAAAAGGTTCTATAGATGGTGGAACTCCTACTGATAATACTGGGACAGGTGGAGATGGTAAGGGTGGTGATAAAACTGATGAAGATTCACAAGAAGCACCAGAAAAGTCAAAAGAAGAGCAAATATCTGATTTTATGAATCAGATTGCTGGAGCAATTACTCAATTAAATACACCAGCAGCAGCACCAGAGGCACCAGCAGCAGCACCAGCACCAGCACCAGCACCAGCAGCAGAACCAGGTAAAATGCTTGGTGGACTTCTGAAGTTTGCCATGGGCGGTCCCAAATTACCATCTGCTGCATACCGAAGCAGAGAAACACCTCGTGCAGTTGAATCAGGATTAACTGACGCAAAAAAAACAAAAAATAAGAAAAAGTTTGCCGCTGGTGGAAGTCATAGAGTTATTCCAAATACTCCTGAGTCATCTTGGTCAGCAGGAATCCCACTAACGTATGTAAGAGCTAATGGTCATTCAGCTGAAGTTGCTGTACCTTTAGCTAAAAGATTTCAAGGATTTCTAAATGATTTAAAAGGAACTGGTTATAAGATTGATCAACTTGGTGGATTTAGAAAAGATGGACCTCCATATGGTAATGTAGATGGAAAAGGTCCACAGTACTCTCACCCCTATGGTGCTGCAATTGATATTAACTGGAATAGGAATCCCGCATTCAAAAAAGCACCTAACGATTTTCCATCTAACATAAAAGAAATTGCAAAAAAACATGGATTGGGTTGGGGTAATGCATTTGATGATGCTATGCATTTTTCTGCAATGAAGAGAGAATATGGCGCTGGTGTTAACGGACAAGAGATCAGTAGAAAATCTTTAATGGGATCAAAAGATGGTGATAATTTTGATCCTGCTGATGCTTCTGGTGGACCAGATGGGTCTGCAACACCAAAAAGTGATGGTGATGCTGAAGCACCAGAAAAGTCAAAAGAAGAGCAACTCAAGGACTTGTTCGACAAGTTGGCTTCAGATATCGTTCAACTAAATACTGGCGAAAAACCAGATGCAGCACCTGCTGCTGAAACAACGGGAACTCCAGCAAAACCTGCCCCAGGATCTGGCAAACCTGCCCCGCCAGCTGGCAGCACACCAGCACCTCCAACAGGAAACCCACCAGGAGCACTAGTACCAGGACAAAGACCAGATAAGTCATTAACTAGAGAGCAGTTTGCAGTAGCACAAAAAGCAAGATCGGAAGCAAAAGCTGCTGGATTGACTGGAAAAGCCTATGATGTATATGTTGCTAATGCAGTTATGGGCATTCCTCAGCAACATGCTAGTAAACTTTCACCTGCTCAACCAGCACCTGCTGCTTCATCATCTGGAGCATCACTTAGTACAGCATCTGCAAATAATGCTGCTGCAGAAGAAGCAGAAACAACAAAAGGATCTACGGTCCCTATACCAGTTCCAATAAATAGAGGAGGACAATCTCAAATTCGAACAGCTCCACCCCAAGTAGTTAGGGCAAGAATACCAATCACTTACGGTTTTTGATAAATGGCAGCAGCAGCAACAAAATCACCACCAAAACCCGCGCTTTATAAAATGGTAAGTATTCCATCTGCCAAGATGGGAACAGGTACTAAAAAAACGTCTTCAGATTCTACTGCTGTTTCTTCATATTCTGCATTTTTAACTGGCATCAACAAACTTGGTGCTACTGTTAATAGTATGATCATAATTAATTTACAAATCCTTAAATCTTTACAGGAAGGACTTAAATTAAAGAATTCAGAGTTAGAGAACGAAAGAAAGAAATTTGAAAGTGAAAAGGCAAATAAGAATAAGATGAGCTCAGTGGGCGATGGTAAAATCAATTGGGCAGAAAAGTTTGCGGGAGCAGCAGTTGCAGGAGTTAGTGATTTTTTTGAGGGTCTTGCTCAACTAGGACAGTTTTTTCTTAGGGCATTTCTAGGTCAAGCTATTTTGCGATGGATAGCAGATCCTAAAAATGGAGAAAAATTAGCAAAAATAGTTGGTGGATTAATTAAGGTATTTACGTGGTTGTTTAAATTCATCACTGAAAATCTGGCGAAAACTATCGAAGGTCTTGTTGACATGTTTGATAGTAATCTAGGTTTTTGGGATAGACTAAAAGGATTTGGTAGTTTTATAACTGGATTTGGTGCCTTACTTCTTGGATTTGCTTTTCTAAGAAATCCAGTTGGCGTTCTCAAAGCATTTAAATTTGTTCTAGAAAAATTATTTGGTAGTTTAACAAAGTCCAAACAGAACATTGCTAAACAATCCGCAGCATTAGATAAAGCAGGTGCAAACGCAGCTAAAGGTGGATTTGGTTCTTGGTCTGCCGACATGAATCAAAGGGGTCCTAAACCACCCGATGCACCAAAAGTCAAAGGACCAGGAGGTAAGGCAAAATTACTCTTGGGCGGACTGGCATTAGCAGGAACCGCATTTGGTCTTGGTGCTATGATGGGAGGTGGTGATAAAAATAAAGATAAACCACCAGCTCAACCTCAACAAAGTGGTTCTCTGAAACCAGCATCAGGTGGGATGGAAGCACAAGAACCATCAGCAGCAGGAATGGATATTCCTTTTTCTCTAGAAGGTGGTGTCTTTACAAAACCAACTGCTTCTGTTGTTGGAGAAAGAGGACCAGAAATGCGAGTCCCTCTTGGTCCCCGCCCCGCAATTCCTGCAGATAATAATCAAAGAAGATCAAGAGCAGGTATTCAACCATTATCATCTCTTGGTGGAATGGGACCTGGATCTGGATTTGATTCTAAAAAAGCAGATAGTCTTTCAAAATTATTCCTAGCACCATTTAAGGGTATTGGTACTGGTATTATTTCAAATATAACGGAAACAGTTGGACAAGTATCTGGTGCAGCAGGAGCGACAATTACACCTATGCTTGGTGGATTAATTACACCAATTGCTAATGCATTTGGTGTTCCTCCAACAATTGTTAAATCTGCTGCTGGCAAAGGGGCATCTAAATCTGATGCAACTAAACCAGATAAGAAGAAGAAGTCAATCCTTCCAGGATTATTTGGTAAAGGAACAACTCCAAATGTAAGTAAAGATCAAAAGAATTATGCTAAAAAAGGTCAAACAACGGTTTTAGGATTACTATCTGATATGCTTGGTGCTGCCCTTGTTATTGCTAATAAAATTGGAGGTAAAAAAGAAGGTAGTGGAACTAGTAGTGGACCAGGACCAACTAAAAAAGATGGAACTGGTGGCGGCAAGGTGGAAAATGATATGCACGTTGGTGATAGTGTTGCCAGAGGTCTTTCAGGTGGTCAGGGCGAAGGAACTGATGCAGATGCAACAAAGGTAGGTAGATCTTCTAAAGGAGTTTTAGATTATCTTAAATCCCAAGGTAAAGAAGCTTATAAAGATAAAACACTTAGACTATCTTCTGGTATATTAAACTCTCCTAAGGATTTAAAGAGTGTTGAAGAACAACTCAAGTTTCTTAAAGAAGCTGGGGCAAAAGTTCAGTTGGTGGGTGTTCCAACTAATAATCCAACGTATGCACCATTAAATGAGAAATTAAAAGCTTTAGCAAAGCAATATGGTGCTACATGGTTAGGTGGATATGAAGCAGGGTCTGATAAAATACATCCAAAAGATTACACAACACTAAAAGCAAAGTTTGATACTGAAGTGAAGGATGCTACTACGTCAGTAGATCAATCGATTGACAAAAATTATGGAATGAAGGTCGGTGATGAACGAAAATTCAAGGCTAGTGATGGCAATGAATATATTGCTCATAAAACTAAAGAAGGTTTTAAATTTTTCAGGACAGGTGTTGCTGGAGCAGCTGATAATCTAGGTGCAATAGTTGCTAACGTCCTCGGGCAAACTGATAAAGAAAAGGGTGAAAACAAAGCTGCAGTAGATACCACAGATGGGAAAAATACTTTCCTCATCACTGATTGGGCTAAGTCTGAAGGTGGCAAGAAACCCCTACCACCTAAAAAAATGAGTGGTGGATTTGTTCCTAAGTTTTCTGGTGGCGGACCATTAAATGTATTGAATGAAAAAGCAGGTGGGGGATGGATTAATGGTCCCATGAGTGGTTATCCAGTTTCATTAGATGGTGGCAGATCTGTTGCTTTTGAAGGTCATGGTAAAGAATGGGTTGGATTTAAAAAAGCATCTGGCGGAGCATTTGTAGTTCCTTTCAATACACCTGCTACCAAAGGAAGTCCAAATCTAACTAATAGAAGGATGACGGAAGCAAAGGCTGGTGGATATCAACTTCCAACCTTTAATTTCGGCGGAATTACAAAAGCATCAAAACCCATAAAATCCATTTATAGTAAAAAAGCAGCAGGAGGAAAAGTTCGCTATGATTTAGCTTCATCTAAATTAGGTGCAGATAATAAAAGTTGGGATATCTTTAGAGATACGATTGCAAGTATTGAGTCTGGTGGTAAATATAATATTAAAGGAGGTTCTGGTGGACATTATGATGGCAGATATCAATTAGGTGCAGCTGCAAAGAAAGATGGATCTAGACAGGCAGGAGTGAAAGATCCTGGGCATGGGGCAGCTGCAAGAGAGGCATTTAGAAAGGATCCAGATTTACAAGAAACATTATTTGCTGGTTATACTGCTGCAAATCATCGTTATTTGTTGGGCAATGCGGACTATAAAAAGAAATCTTTACATCAAAAAATGCAAATCTTAGGTTATGCACATAACCAAGGAATGGGTGGTGCAGAAAAGTGGATGAAAACTGGTGTTGTAGGCAAAGATGGATTTGGTACTAAAGGAACTAAATATACTGACGCCCTGGCGGCAGCATTTAAATCAGGAAAAGCTCCTGATGCCCCAGGAACTGGGGGTGGTGATACCCCAGATGAAACAAAAGAAGGATCAGATGATGCTGCTGCACCAGAAAAGACAAAAGAAGAACAACTTAGTGATCTTCTTGGGAAACTTGCTGATGATATTGTAAAACTAAATACACCATCTGATGGTGCTGCTGGTGCTACTCCAGGAACTCCAGCAGAGGTTGCTGCAGCAGGTGATGCTGCAGGAAAAAATCTAAACAAGATGGATACTAAAGGCATAACTGCCAAAGCCTTTGCTCCCGCAAGTAGTGGTACGGGTCAAGCTTTAACTGCTGCAACTGCAAGTGTGAAGGCAAATAAAGTATTAGCAGATAAGGCACAACAAACGAAAATAACTAGTGCAGCTACAGCAGCTTTTGGTTCTAGTAAAGCAGTTCCACCTGGATCTGGAAAACCAGTAGCTACGCAACAACCACCAATTATCCTGCCTGGGCGAGATAGAAATCTTGCCATAGAAGCATACAATCCATCAGCATCAATGTTCCAATATAATTTAATGCAGAGATAAGGGAGATTAAAATATGTCAGCTGAAGTAAAAGTAGAAGAAATTACAGTTGTTGGAAACACCGCCAATGGTAATTTTGATATCATGCCACTTGTCACTGAATTCAACATTATTGAGTCCTTAGATTTCCCATGCAGGAGAATATCTATTGCTGTGAATGATTCTGTAAATTTCATAGATCGATTGCGTGGTAATGAATTGATTCGTATAAGGATAAAACCCAAGACTACAGACGATCAAACTTACACCTATGAAGTACGTGCATATCGATTGACAAATAGGATTAGAATGGAGAAAAAGGAAGCATATACAATAGAATGTGTGTCCCCAGAATTTATGATGAATGAAATTACATCTATATTTAAATCATATAAGAATAAAAAATCTCATGAAATAGTTAAAGAGCTTCTAGAAACAAATTTAAGCATATCTAGTAGTAGAACAAAAATAGAATCTACTGCAGATAAGGTTCAATGTGTCATACCAAATTGGAGACCTTTTGAAGTTATTAACTGGTTAGGTGGAAAGGCAGTAAGATCAGCAAACAATAAACAAGGTGGATTTATCTTTTTTGAAAATCAATTTGGGTATAATTATACTTCTTTTGATAAAATCATTGCAGATATTAAATCTGCGAGTCAACTTCCCAGATATCGATATGCAATGAAAAATACTCAACCTAATGCTGATGGGCAAGATCTGTATACTATAGAGTCAATTGCATATCCATCTCTTTTTGATGCTTTAGGTAATTTGAGAAATGGAACCTGGGCAGGAATATTTACTGGTATTTCATTAGACTATCTACCGTTATCAAAAGTTCCTACTCCAACAGGAAATAAACAGATTCCTTATTCAGGTGTAGTATTTAAATTGACAGAAATTTATAATCGAATGGAACACCTTGGAAACCAAAATCCATATACTCAAACGGGCGATGGGGCAGCATACGATACATTATTAAATTCCGTAAGAAGAAATCGTTATCGTACAAATCAGTTGCATTTATGGGATAAGAATACTGGAACTACTGCAGGAACAGCAAATCCTAATACTGGAGAAGTTCCTGTGCGTTGGGAGGAAACTGCAATTTATAATTATTGCAGAAAAAATAATTTTTCACATATCAAATTAGATATGAAAGTTCCTGGTAATATCAAATTAACTCCAGGGAAAGGTGTTGAGATTGAAATACCAAAGATGATAAACCAAAATTCATCATCAACAAATATAGAACTGGACAGGATATACAGTGGTAAATACGTCATTGCTGGAGTCAGACATAAGTTTGCTGGGGGAAATACACTAAGTACTGAAATAACCGTAGTTAAGGATTCTCTAGGTGTTAATACACCAGCATGATAAATACTCATAACGTTCATTAAGATACGTTCAATGGAAAATATTGATCAACATATAGAGCATGATAGAAAAATTCTAGATGACCCTCAAACGTCTCCACAAGCTCGTAGGCACACAGAGGAAGAACTTGCTGCTCTAGAAACATATAAACAGCATCATCCCAATGATGACCATGATCCCACTTCACTAGAGTTATTCTGTGATGGTCATCCAGATGCAGTAGAATGCAAAAAGTACGACATTTGACAACCCACTCTTCTCGTGTTATGATAACAGAGTTCCTGAGTTGCCTGCTTGGTCGATGGTCAAACAAAGATCAAGCATTCAGCAACCCAACACGCTACTCCTGGATTCTTAGTT